GAGAGACCATTGGCTCGCCACGCCTGCCGCGCTCCGCGCTGGTCCTCGCTAATCCAGAAAATCGTATTGTCCACCAGACAAGGGCTGAACGTTGCTGCGCACCCGGTATCAATCAAGGCGCCGGGGATTACATCGAAAATCTCCAGTGAGCCGGTATCCATATAAGGCTGCGCATGCTGGCTACCGAATATCCATAGTTCGCGGTGGCTGACTTCAATGGAGACAATATCCTCTGGAAATACCGAAACGGCGTTTACTTGGATTCCTGGCCATGTGGTTCCATCCAAAACGGCAGAAATCTGGAACTTATTGTTTCCCGAAAACATCACGATAAAATATCCGTCAGAATATTTCCCCATGACAGGAGTGCCAGCTAGCAGCGAAGTAACTTCGACCAGAGCACTCGTAGCGAAGGTGAAGCAATAGGCTTTTCCTGCGCCCACAATCAGCAGTTGAATGTTGCTTGCAGCGATGGAAACAGAGAACCCATCATTATCGATCGATCCAAGCGCGGTTTTTGTTCCATCTGCGGCCACGGAATAAAGCGTGTCTGCAATGACTGAAAAGAACCGTGATCCCGTCCAAAAGCTACCTCGCGCCGGTCCATCATCGGATGCGGAGAACAAAAAGAGACCAGGGGTGGCGAAATAAGACCATTTCGTCTGCGCTCCAGGCGTCTCGATACTCTCAGCGAACCAGTTAATGCATTCTTCGTCAGCGACGACGTTCGATTTAGCCGTGTAGCTTGGCCCGATCATCCCGAACTTGCCCACTAGAAGCCAATCCCGAACAGATCAGCTCTGTAGTTATAGCCCGCGGGGAAGGGAATCAAATCAGACTGCAACTCAAGTGAGGGAGCATTCATCGTCTTGATGCGAGCCATAGTCTGGATCGCCATCGTATTCACGAAAGCAGAAGAAAACTTGTCCGGTGAAACGCCAAACTCGCCAGCCATACGGGCGGCGAGGTTGTATTTGATTGCCTCAGCATAGCCAGGGGGGAAAGATACCTGTGCCGTGAGGCTTTGTGCCGGAAGTGCCTGCCAGCCATAGATTCTGACGGAATTTACCTGCTGTGAAGGGATAGGCCAGAAGTTCAGCGTCCGCAGCGGGAAACCTCCGTCGTCATAGCAGATCAGCGGAAATGAGCCATCGACCTTCTTTACCGGGACTTTGGTTTGCCAGTCATCGACGGTAAATAGCGTAATCGGCACTTCAACAGGGTTCGATGGGTCCGTGAGTAGGATGGTGCTCATTGCATCAATCCGCGCCGGCCTGGGGATATTGAAATCGCCTCCAGTTCCCAAGGTGTAGGACTGCTTGCCGAGCACATATGGGAAATCGTCAGAACGCGTCGTATAGATCGCCAAACGGTCTGCATTCCATCCGTCGATCATGTCATTGAAGACGGTAAGGCCTTGATTGGCAGTATCAGCGGATGGTTGTTCCCCATCGGCCAGGACTCCAACCAGCTTTAGCGCACTCGTGACGAAATCGAACGCATTGGCCATTATTTCCTCTTCGTGTAGGCACGCTTTACGCGCTCGGTCGGCAGCTCGGAAACTTCCAGAGGTGCACTTTTTTCGTTGAGCAGCGCCAATTGAAGGCAGACTTCCCTAAGCCAGCTATTGGTACTGATATCCGATGGTCGTTGCTGCTTGATTTCTTGGCTTGTCATAGAGGTAAAAGGTAGGGGCCAGCCGAAGCCAGCCCCTTGTAGTTACTGCGCGATGACCCGGCAAGCCAACTGCGGCCGCAGCGTCTTATAGCCATACAGCACATCAATACGGCAAGGGATGGTGTCGTTCGAGATGTTGTACTGCCGAGCGATACGCATCGAAACGCCGTCCATGACCTGCCGTGATCCCCATGCGCCAAACTTCGACACGTCGATGAGATCAGCAGAGACGAACGCGAATGCCTCCTTCTGGAAGAGCAAGGACTGCGTATACAGGGCAGAAGCGCCGCCGCCGACCTTGGCAACAGTCAACCCGGCACCGATGTTGGTAACGTTCTGCGCTGCCCCTGATGTAATAGGAGTTGGCGAGACAGTAATGTTCCCAGCACCACCAGCATAGGCCGCCGTCACGACGAACTTCTGAAGGAAGCCACGGTCCACCTTGGTTTCCGGGTCAACCGCATCCACCGTCGAGAAGGTAACAATGTCGCCCTTGTTGAAAGTGGTAGCGCCAGCGGCAAGAACCACCGTGTTGCTCCCCGAAGTCAGGGTTGCGGTATAGCCCGTTGCGGCTGCCGCGGTACCCGACTGGAACGGATTGAGCACCGTATTTTCATAGGTGTCAAAGCCGTTGACCTTGCCAATCTTACCCGTAAGGTAAGGCTTGGACACAGACTCCTGGGGGTTGAAAAATCCCTTGATCGCGTCAAGGAACGAAACAACGTGGCCAGAATTCAGGACGGCAGAGCGTCCATCGTTGGGCGCGAGGTACTGGTTGAGGCTCTTGCGACCGTTGGCGAAGTCCTTGTAGGAGAACGTCGCGGCATTGTCGTCAACAGCGTTGTAGACGTCGAGGATCATGCTCAGCGCATCGGCTTCGATATTGGTTGCCAGCACGGACATTGCAGGCTTCAGGTAGCGATCGCTGAACTCATCGATGGTGAGAGTCAGATCCTGCGAAGAGAAGACGGTGTCAACGCCCTTCTGTGTCGAAACGGTCAAGACCTGGCTGGTTTCAACCGTGTCCTGCGTGCTCAGTGCGGCGCCGGTGCGAACCGTGTACTGGTTCGGCATACGGATAGTGAGAGACGGTCCGATCTTGCCCGAAGGCGAAGCTCCGGAGTTGGCGAACTGGCTATCGTACTGCTTGTCGATGTTGCCGATGAAGTTCAGATTGGCGTGCAGGATGCGCAAAGCTTCCCGCGTGATAATTGTGGGGGAAAGGAGACTATTGGCCACGGTGATTCCTCAGAGCGCCCTCATGTCTTTCGTTTTGCAATATCCGCAGTACGCTTTCGCGCCCACTCGTCTGCTGAAAGGCTTTCGTCGCTCACGTCGAAGGCTCGCGAACTCGCTCCCGATACAGGGGAGGGCGGTTTCGGTGCGCCGGTCTTTTTGGTTTCAGGAGCCTTCTTTTCGTCTTTGCCATCCAGTTCTTCCCGGATGCGGCGCTCATACTCAAAGACTTTTCCGATTGCCGCACGAGGGTTGCTCTGCGCGAGAGAGATGAATTCCTTCATTGCATCGGGATCGCTGCCGACCACATAGCAAAGGTCGATAAATAGCTCCGACCCCGCAAAGACTTCCTTGACTGCCAATGGAATATTGGCCTCGTGGATCGTCTTTGCTGCTGGGAAAATCACCTCGTCCACGTCGTCATAACGTGTACGCGCTTCGTCAACCTTGCTCTTTAGAGCTTTCTGCGCATCCAACTGCTGCTGCTCGCGTTTCGCAGTCTCCCACCGCTGTTCTGCCTTCCAGTCGGCAAGGTCTTCAACGAAATCCTCATACGTCCCATACTTGAGGGTTCCATCTTTGGCCTTATCTTCTGCGGTCGGCTTGGGGCGTGTGTACTGCGGTGCCGATGCGGGGGACGATTCCGTATGTACGTCCTGTTTAGCGGCTGGTGTTTCTAATTCCTTGATCTTCGCGAGCAATTGCTTGATGCGCTTCTCAGCTCCAGAGCCTTTTTGCGGCTGCTCCTGGGCTTCTTCCGTCTCCGTCTCGACTTCCTCGGATTCGGTTTCCGTCGTCTCTTCCGACTCGTCAGCAGGTGTCGAGGCTGCTTCTTCGGCTGTTTTGAATCTCTCAGGCAATTCGCCGGTCTCGCGATAGTGTGAAAACTCGCTAAGGCTTGGCTGCTCGCCGTTGAATACGTCTACATCTTCTGCGGGTGACGAAGCCGCTAGCGTCGTTTCTTCTGCCATTTGTCTTCCTTTGTGTCCTTACGCCGGACTAGCGAGATGTTTCTAAACTTTTTGGCTCGCAGCGATTGCGATTGATGTGCGCTTTCGAGCAGCGGAAACAAAGGTCATGCCATTTATCGGCCTTGACCTTACCGCGATTCTTGATTCTGAAAAGTGCTGGCTTATTGCCGCATTCCCCGCACAGCTTCACTTACTGTTGATCCGGCGCTTGCTGAGGCTCAGGCTGCGCTGCCAGCGCGGCAGCCTGCTGCTGAGCTTGCTGTGACTGCTGTGCTGACTGTGCCTGCAATGCCACGTCGTGCGCCTGGTCGTGGAATTGAGCCTCTAGCGCCCTACGATCTGCTTCGCGATCCGCCGCGTTCTGCGCCTTAGTGTTGATTTCCGCTATGGTGACGGCAGCAAGCAGTTTCTTGTCTTCCAGCGCCATATCAGCCTGAGACTTGGCTTGAATTTCCTCCATTTTGCCCTTATGCTCTAAGACCTTCGCATCCCGCTCCATCGTGAACTTGCTCAATTCGTTCTGCATCAAGCCCATCTGCTGCTGCGCGTGCGCAATCGCCGCCTGTGCCTGTGGCGGAACCGGATCGTCATCATTCTGAAGGTTCGGCGGCAGCATCTTGCGGAAGCGATCAGCAAGCTGGTCAGAACCGGCCATATCTGAATTGCGGAAGAAGATATCGCCGATCATGTTGATCAGGTGCGGGTTGCCTTGGAGCACCTGTTGCATCATGTCGAACGATTCCATCCGCTTCGAAGAAAACGCCCTGCCCATCGTCACAACCACGTCGTACTTCCCCTTGGTCATGTCGAAATTGCGCTTCTTGCCCTTCTCGTCAACATGATCCTTGTTGATCTGGATGATCTTTGGAGCCTCATCCTCGCCAAGTATCTGAATCGTACGGGCAGTATCGTAAATCTTCGGGATCAGCTCACTGATGATGTCGCCAGCCTGCCTAAACGATCGCTCCAGGTTGTCCATGAAGTGCATCGTTGAAAGATTCGACTGCTGCTGGCGCCGGACAATGGCCTGTCCGCTTGTCTCGTTGCCTTGCTGACCAAGAGAGGCGTCATAAATCCT